GCATATGGAGCTTAGATAAAAGGCCGGCAAAGGGAGGTGTTGCGCCTCATAAAAAATGCCCGAATTGCGAGTATCTTTGCCATAACAGCTTCAAGGAATGCCCAGGTTGCGGATTCAAATTCCAAGCTCCAGCGCAGGAGATCATGCCAGATGTAATTCTTCAGAAAGTGCGTTTTGATATTATGAATAAAAAGAAGGACATACCTCTGGAGGTCTTGGCAAGTTTGCACAAGCAAAACCCGGATGGAATGAAGAAGGGGTTTGTTCTGCATCAAATGTGCGATTGCTATTGCGAGGGGGAGTATTGGCTGCGTCTCATCAGCAAAACAGGAAATTCGAAATATGAGGCAAGGAAAAAGGCGGAGTTAATAAATGAGGATACTGGAGAACCATACTATAAATGCTTTCAAAAACGATGCAAGAACTGTCAGAATTCAAGATCCAATCACAGTGCTTCCTTTACCACTGGAACAACTACCCCGAAGAGCGGGGGCGGTTATTCGCGGTAAACAATAATAGCGATAACAAGGTCCGAGCCGTCATGAATCGAGATATGGGCGTCGTGGCCGGCGTTGCAGATATGATGTATCTAAGCGACAATGGCTTAATCGCTATTGAGTTTAAGACGGTCATCGGGAGGCAGCAGCCCAAACAAAAGCAATGGCAGGAGACAATCGAAGCGGCAGGCTACAAGTACCACATCGTCCGATCACTGGATGACTTTCTCAAAGCAATCAACAAACCAACCACCAACCAATGAACAGACAAAAGGAATTCTACTACTACGCCGAGCAGGTAACAAAGCGCACCGGCGTTGGCCTGCGTCAGATGCAGAGCCAAGACCGTCACCGCGAAGTCGCCGAAGCGCGCCAGTGCCTGATGTACCTGCTTAAGTTCAAGATGAAGCTGACGCTGATGGATGCAGGCGAACTGATGCGCCGCCACTACTCAACGGTGCAACATGCGCTTCAAGTCATCCAAGACATCCAGCGTTATCAGGGCAAGTACCTGTGGCTCGACAAAGTGAGGCCGTACCAGAACCACAACATCAGACCAAAAGATACTATGTATATTTGCGACCAATGTGGAGGCACGCACAATCATACTAACGCTTTACACGAGCGGCAAGCTGCGGCAGATAGCACGCCAGCTGGCTACGCCTGACCTTGCGCCAGACCTTGAACATGAACTCGTCATCAGACTCTATGAAAAGCCAGCCGAAAAGATCGAAGCCATGCACGCCGGAGGCTACCTCAAATTCTACATCGTGCGAATGGCTATCAACCTTTACCGAAGTCGAAACTCTAAATTTCAACGCGACTTCCGACACAATGAACTGCGCGAGGAAATCGCCGATCAGCAGCTGGAGGCAGCTGATGAGCCGTATGATGCAAGGCCTGATGCAATATTTAACCGGGCGCTCGAAGTCATGGATGGCTGGGCAAAAGCCGGCGCTTACCCGTACGACAAGCAGCTATTCCTCCTTTGGCTCGATTTGGGTAACAAGAAACTCATCGAGCGACTCACCAAGATACCTTGGCGATCAATTTCGTACACAATCAACAACTGCAAACAACGACTAAAACATGAACTTGGATCTGATTACTATATTGCTTTTGGCCACTATGACTTCCTTGGCGATGAACCGCTATAACGTCCTGCCAGCGTGGTACTACCGCTACGCGAGGTGCAAGCCGCTGACCTGCCTAACCTGTCTTGCGTTTTGGTGGGGCGTAGTTCTGACCATCACAACCTCCAGCCTTCCTTGGCTGCTTGCCATACCGGTTGGCCTATCCGCTGCCGGTCTGACGGTGCTGACCATTAAACTTTCGGAGAAATGACACTTGACGAAGCAATGCAGGTGCTATCGGTCAAGCACAAGCTCGACGGCTACTACGCTTCGCAGACGATGTCGCTCTCACCGGGCGAGGTGTCGATGCTGGAGAACGTCGCCAACGCCAACGGCTACGGACGGACGAACTGGTGGTGTGGATCATGCGCCGTTTCGCGGCTGCAGGAGATGATGGCAGCCGCAATGGACGCTCGCGCACGATTTGCGACTGAATGATATTTATAGATATGACACACCAACCCGACATCACAATCGAACAGGACGCGCGAGCATTGGACTGGCAGGATCGTGGACATTTGTTGACAAACCTGTCAAACGTCCTCGATTCGCTCGAAGACAGTACAGCACCCAACGCGATGCACGCCAAGGTCGCGGTCATAGAAAAGATCATTGACATCGTTACAAACATGGAGGCATGAATAAAGCAGGCAGACCACCGAGTTTTGAAACGCCTGACGAAATGTGGGAGGCGTTTTCCGACTATTGCAAGAAAGCGAAGGCAACACCTGTACTGGTCGAAGACTATGTTGGCGTCAAGGCCGATAAAGTGCATCGTGAGCGTGAGAACCCACTGACGTTTGAGGGCTTTCAAGTCTATTGCTACGAGCAGGGAATCGGCAAGAGCATCGACCAATACTTCACGAATCCCGATGGGAGATACGACAAATTTGTGGAAATCTGTACGCGCATCAAGACCACGATCCGCGCTGACCAAATCAGGGGCGGCATGACTGGCATCTACAATACGAGCATCACGCAGCGCCTCAACGGCTTGGCTGATAAGACACAAGCTGAAGTCAAAATCGAACAGCCGCTATTCAATGACTGAACTAATACACGGCGACTGCATCGAGGTCTTGCGTGCTATGCCTGATTGCAGCGTTGACGCTGTTGTTACTGATCCGCCGTATGGCCTGTCGTTCATGGGTAAGAAGTGGGACTACGATGTGCCGGGTGTCGAGGTGTGGGCGGAGTGCCTTCGGGTGTTGAAGCCCGGTGGTCACTTGCTTTGTTTCGCAGGAACACGGACGCAACACAGGATGGCGGTGCGTATTGAGGATGCGGGGTTTGAGATACGCGATATGATTGCGTGGGTGTATGGGTCGGGGTTTCCGAAGTCGCTGGATGTGAGCAAGGCGATTGATAAGGCGGCAGGAGCGGAGCGAAAGGTGGTGGGGACAAAAAAACACCATGCAGGAAATATACATAACGCGCGATATGGGCAGGCAACTGCAACCGAATATATATATTCTGACCCCGCCACACCCGAAGCAAAGCAATGGCAAGGCTGGGGGACTGCGTTAAAACCCGCACTTGAGCCGATAACGGTGGCGCGGAAGCCGCTGATTGGCACGGTAGCGGAGAACGTCCTGCAACACGGCACGGGTGCGATTAACGTGGATGGGTGTAGGGTGGGAAGGGACATAAGCGACGCTTCTGGCTGGAGTCAAACAGGCTCCAAGGCTTCCGAGAACAGGTCAATGAGTGGCAGCAATTACGCGCGCGACGCAAAGCCTGACGCAGCTGGCCGCTGGCCTGCCAACTTCATTCACGATGGAAGTGAGGAGGTGGTGGCGTTGTTTCCGTACAGCAAAAGCGTAGGTGGTGACGGCTATAAAAACAGCATGTTTGCTGGTGGAAAGAAAACAGGCGGGCATGGACTTGGGGACGCAGGCAGCGCCGCCCGCTTCTTCTACTGCGCCAAGGCGAGCAAGGCGGATAGGGATGCGGGGCTTGACAGTATCGAGATAATTAGTATATTTGCAGCATGGGAAAAAGAGGACCTGCAAGTACGGCTGTTGGTGGATACGGCAACATCACCGCCAAGGGTTACCGTCGAATCTACTGTGCAACACAAAAACGCGCCCGAATGGAGCACGTTGTTGTTTGGGAATCAGTTTATGGAGAGATTTCAGATGGCTACCAAATACACCACATCAACGGAGATAAGCTCGACAATCGAATCGAGAACCTTACGTGCATTAGCGCACTGCATCACAAGCGGATACATTCCGGGTGTGAGTTGCGTCCAGACGGATGGTACAAACCCTGCCGTAAGTGCGGCAACGTCGAACACGTTGACAATTACTATCGACGAAGCGACGGCATCAGCCCTTGGTGCAAACCCTGCGCAATCTCAAATGCAGTTCAGAATAAGCGCAAGCGACGGGCGCAACATTCATAGCACAGTTAAACCTACCGACCTCATGCGCTACCTCTGCCGCCTCGTGACACCGCCTAACGGCATAGTCCTCGATCCGTTCATGGGTTCAGGAAGCACAGGTAAAGCGGCTGCACTGGAGGGCTTTAGCTTCATCGGCATTGAGCGTGAGGCTGAATATGTAGAGATATCACAGGCACGCATTAACCACGTTTTCAATGACTGACGCAATCACCGAAGCTGTTGTTGCCCAACTTAGGACAAGAGCGGAAAAGGGCAAGGAGAAGTACGGCACTACGATGGAGCGCGATGACCTTTCTCCACTGCAATGGCTGCAGCACTTGCAGGAGGAGTTGATGGATGCGGTGGTTTACATTGAGAAGATTAAGCGTGAAATTGCTGAAAAGTAGTTATATTTGTAACCTAAACCAAACCAAAAAAAATGACACGAGAACAAATTTCATGTTTAAAATCCCACTCCGTTGAGATTAACTTTTTTGACCGCGGATGCGTGGTTAGAGTTGGATGCAAATCATTTACATTCGAAAGTATTGAAAAGGCTATGGCGGAACTTCAAGAGTACGTCAAAAAACCTATTGAAATGGGCAGAATTTATGCTCCTGACTATTTTGATGTAGAGAAGTTAAGCGAAGTACCAGGAATAGTAGAAGCAATAGGCTAAGCAAGAAAACAGTCAGGTGGCGCAATTGGTAGACGCTATTATCTGAGAGGGTGCTTGCGAGTAGGATGCAAAACTACGTAGATACAAGTGTCATAGGAGCACCACACTTACAGGTTCGAATCCTGTCCTGACTACTAAAAAATAACTTTAATAGAATTTTAATTAGGAAATTTAAAAAATGTTGTATATTTGTGTAACCTAAACCAAAATAAAATGATAAACGCTCATGTACCAAAACCAACCGATGTTGAACAAGATTTGTCACAATGCCTTGAAGAGACCCTAGTGTTCAAGCCCATATCGGACGAAAGAATACAGAACATGATTGACAAAAAATACTTTGAAATCCTAAAACGCTGGGAGATTAAAATTCAACCATTAGACCGGGGGTGTGTCGTTTTTTTTGGATACAAGAATGTTGGGTTTGAGGATATTGATATAGCAATGGGAACTATTAGGGAGTATTTTGACAAACCAGCAAAAGTTTTGACAGAACTTGGATTTGACAAAGACCTCCTTTAATGTAGAATAGTCAGGTGGCGAAATTGGTTAAACGCGTGGTAGCAACGCCAGCCCATATAGGTGAGATGCCTTGATTACAGGTTCGAATCCTGTCCTGACTACAAAACCATTTCGTTGACGTCAACAAAATGAGATTAGAAAAAACCGAAGTAGTTTAAGTGGTAAAACGACAATTAGGGAGTGCGCACCCCGACCGTAAACAGAAGTTGTAAACGTG